TTTTCCAGTTGTTGAAACGTGAACGGATAAAGAAAAAGATCTACGGAACGCGGGAAGAAGCCCGCAGTGATATTTTTGATTACATCGAAATGTTTTATAACAGTAAGCGTCGGCATGGTTCTAGCGATCAGATGTCACCGACAGAATATGAAAACCAGTATTATCAACGGCTCGGAAGTGTCTAGATTATCCGTGGCGATTCAATTCTGGGTTAGAGAACCACGAGCTTTCATTAGAAACTCAATTACTTTCTCACCTAGAGTTTTAGGTTCAGCTAGATCTGCTGCGGTCCCTACTTCTAGAACAGTTGGTGCACCTAGACCAGCAATGTTTTCATCACTATTAGCTAGTTTTGCAATTTCAGCTAGAACAGAGGCGTCATTAGCAATTGCTAGAGATTCACCGAGTTGGTTAGCATATTCAGCACGAACATCATAATGGTTCATTGCAGATTCAATATCAAAGATTAGAGCATCAGCAGTTAGTAGACCATCGATATTAATTACTTTTTCAGTTGCTTTCATCGCTTCACGTTTATCATCTAGACTCTCAGAAGGGAGTAGATAGTGAGCAGTAGCACGACCCAATACAGGGAAAGTTGCAGATTTACCGCTGGTGATTGTACGAACAACAATTTTGTCCATAGTCACAGAACGACGTTGGAAAGCAGTTAGGACTTCACCAGAGAAGACCTTTAGGAACATACCTAGTTTGTCAGTTGAAGTTGAGCCTTTACCTTGATCTAGACCTTGGAAAGAACCACCGTTAATATTAGCCATTTAATGACCTCCATTTCATAATTTTATTTTTTTAATTGATTTTTAATTACCGAAATCCATTTCGGCTTTTATAATTCTTTTGGAATTACCTAGTTGTAAAGGGGAAAAGGTAATTCCCCTGTATGATACATTTTAGAAATTACTACGCATTACACGTTGTTCTACTTCTGCACGATACTTTGGATCACGTGAATAACGTTTATCACTCATTGCTTCTACCATTTCTTGTGAAGTAGCATAACCTTTGACTGTATCTACTCTAGTTTGAATTTGAGGACGAGCAGATTTAGTAACTGAACGTTGTGCTTTATTACCAAACTTTTGAGATTTAGAAGTAGTAATTGTTTTATTAGTTAGAGATAGAATTGATTTAACGACTTTAATATTATTGTTATCCAACGCATCTTGAAGAGCATCTAGTGTGTCACTATCATTGGTCTCAAGATGTGAAATAATGGTGTTCCATTTATCTACACCACCTACATATTCAACAAGACTGTTAGCCATACGGTCTACCATTGCTTGTTGACCAGCAATATAATTAGCAACAAACTTACGATTAAAACCATATTGTTCTAGTGTTGCTAGTGACTTTTCAGATAGTTGTGAATCTTCAAGATATTCACCAATGATTGAATTTACTGCTTCTTGTGGCATACCATTAGCAACTGCGGATTCAATCATACTCTCAAGACCATCACGGCCTTCTTGAATTTCACGAGAGTTACTATCAACTAACTCAGAAATTTCATTAGAAGTTTTAGGTGTTTCAACTTCATTAATTTCTTCCACTTCTTCTTCAGTTTCTTCTTCTTCTTCAATTTCATCAAAGTCGATATCTTCACCAAGTTCAATACTATCATCGCCATCTCGTACAGAAACATCCATCTCAAGCATTGCTAGGTCATGTTCTGAAAGAGAACCATCACTAATAATCGATTCACTAGTTGCACCAAATTCTGCATATACATCACTATTTGATTGACTCATTTTTTTATTTTCCTTTATGTTCGGGGTAAATTAATACCCCTTTTGTTTTCTTATTGAGACCCTAGATTATTAGGATCAATATTCATATTTTGCATTGTCTGACTTAATGCTTCTGGTGATTGAGTAGCTAATGCACCCACACCTTGACCAGCAGCCGCTGCTGCATTTTGCATACCTTGCTGTGTCATTTCTTGCATTTGTTGTTGTTGTTTCTCTGCATCGGTTAGTAGTAAACCATCCGTATCAATACCTAGTGAGTTACATATACGTAATTTAAGCGTTGACATATTCACATCAGGATCTTGACTTAGTTGACTAACTGCACTCATAGCAGTAACAAACTGATTTAATTTATCTAGATCTTGACCACGCCCAAGAGCCTCAACACCAGTTGAAATATTTGGTGATAGTGCCTCTTTGGGTAGATTTGGGATCTTTTGAGTTGCCTGAAGTTGATTTAGTAATACACGGATAATTGGTAATTGCATTTCTTGATTAAGAACTGAATACACACCAGTCATTACTTGTTCCAATTGATCAGCCATATAACGTATTTCTTCAGCAGTTACGCGTTCAGCTTGACGTTGAACTGCACTATTTAATAGAAAAGCAGAGGCTAGGCGTTGTTCAATTTGACTAATTAGATTTTGAATTAGTTGATAGTCTCCACTTTTGTTAACTTGCAGATATTGAATATCATTAGGATTACCCGGAACAAAATCACCATTACGAGCATTAACTAAACGGTTAGGTTTTGTAACACCTGATGGGTTAACAATACCAATTACTTTAGAACTAATCATTGTAATATCTAGAATACTCTTATTAAGATTCTCTAGAGCACGTAAATCACCCAAGTATTCTTCTGTATAACTACGTCCATAGCTTTCACCATCAAGACGATTCATACGAATAGCAATCCATGGAAGTGACTCTACTGGATAAGAACTAGCAGTTCCCGGAATCTCTTTACCATCAATCTCTTCATATGAAAGATATTGACCAGTTTTATCATCAAGATATACGTGAGTATATACATCCAGTTCAGACGTATCTTCATAAGCATCTGGATAATCCAATGATTCTTTTAAATCATCAGGTAATGCTGCAAATGCAATCTTTTCAGTAGTAACAATTTGAAGAATATTTCCATAACCATCACGTTGAACCACGTAGTTGTGAATCTTGTATAATTTGCATGGGTTATATCCAGCATTACTTTCTGGTGGAGTAATGTATAGTAAGGCATTACCACTAATTACTAGCTGTCTGATAGCTTCGGTTAATGTAACTCTATAACTATTATCTGCCATCCATTGCATTAGAATACGTTCACACATACTCAAGCCTTGATCAACAAGAGCCATCTGTGACTTATCACTTTCAACTTGTTTTAGAACGAATTCATTAAGATTTAATTTAAACCAAGGTTGAGACATCGGAAACAATGCATTAACTAATTTAGCAGTTAAGTTATTAACACACATTGCCCCCATACTTTGATATGGGGTTACATAGTAAGTAGAGCTATTATCACTGCAATCAGGAAACCAAGATGGAACAGTTACACGAGCACAATCTAGAGCACGTTGAATATACATATCGCGATCTTGAATTAAACTACTGTAAGCATTTGCTGCTCCATTGCGACCTAGACCAAAACGAGGTTTAGGTTGTTTTAATTTCTTCTTCCTTGAAGACATAATGAATTCTCCTATTATTAGATATTGATACCAGTTCCGCTTGAACGAGCAATACTTAGTGAACGTTTACCACTTGCAGCAATTTTCCGTTTTGCAGATTCAGTAGTTGCATCATCTTCACTTTCAATATCGTCTTGTGACGGTGCGTCAATGGCTACTGCTGGTGTTGGTGCAGAAACTGTTGCCGCTGGTGTTTCTTTTTCAATAACAGTTACACCATCATTACCACCTGCAACTAGACCAACGGCTCCTTTGGCAACGTCTTCTACTGGTTTAGTAACTTGTTTAACAGCTTTCTTTACTGCCTTTTTAATTTTTTTGAATAAACCCATTATTATTTTCCTCCAAATACGGATTTTCGTTTAATTGATTTGCCAATAGTTGAAGCAGTAATGTCTGCTGAACTAGTAGCTTTATTTGATAGTGAATCATCCTTATCAGTGGAATCATCAGTTGTTTTGTCTTTTTCAATAGCAAAGTCATCAGTTGATTTAGAATCATCATCAGATGAATCTCCAAATTGAACACCTGCAACTTCATCAGAAATCGGAGCTGGATCAATTGGAGTCGTAGTAACTGTAGTCTTTGGCATTTTCACTTTTGGGGAAAAGCACACTTTATTTTTTCTCCTTTTTTAATCCCAATTGGGATTTGATAGTTTTATAATTTCCTGAAGTGCTGAATATACACCCTCAATATAACCATTGATAAACGCCTCATTAAAACCATTCATTCTCATATTATCGACTACACCACTCATCTTTAAGTATTCGTATGAAAATACAGTTACTAGATGTTCGGTTAACTCTTTTGAGATAGAAGGTGTTGATTCAGCATCAAAAACATTTTGAATGTCATTAGTAATCATATAACTCCCTTTTATTGTTATTCCTTATAGGATACAATTTTTATATTTGGAAACTCTTCTGCTATTCTTGCGTAGATAGTTTTTATTGCTTCATTTTGATTTGAGTTCGTATTACTACCTACAACAAGAATTATAATATTATTATCACCTTGACCGGATACACTATGTAATCCTCTTACTTCCACTAAGTCACCAGAACGATGTAAAACATAATTCGCTCTTATTTCTAAAGAACCATTTTTAAGTTCCATTCTTCGTAATTCACGTAAAGATAAATCTTCATCATCGGTCGTATTAGTTAGTTGAATTTCTACATATTCGGTGACACTCCTTTCTTTGAATTTAATCATTTTTTTTAATTTCCTTTATTTTTATTGTTATTTCATATATGCCTTAAGTGTTCCAGTCCTGAATACTTCAATGACTCGATAACTTCTATTAGGCGTTTGAGAATACCATTTACTCTTTGATAAATTAATTGTGGCCTTTTCCCAATCTTTGTTTTTAATTAGTGCAAGACTATTAGTGAATGTTGCTACGCCACCAATCCCCATTTGAAAAACCATGTTGATTAATGCCATTTGCCTTACACTATCTAGACTTTGATATACATCGTTTACTACTCTGTTTTGTTTGATTTGATTTATTGCAGTTTGAACATCTTCATTGAATAGTATCTCTACTTCTTTATCAGTTAATGTTCCATTAGTTGCTCTTGAAAATTTTTTATCCAAAATTTCAATAGCCCTTGTTTTATTTGCTTCTTTAGTTACTAAATGGCCTATGCCAATTGTGTAATATCCAAGCGTGTCTTTATATAAAGTATTTTTAATACCCTCATCATATTTTAACATTTCAAAAATATTCATTCGTTCAACCAATCCTTTGGTATTTCGTTTCCAATAGAAAACTTCCAACCTTTCTTTTTACAATAGTCGGAGTAATGCGTTTTGGATTTTGGACTTAATTTATTATCTTTCTGAAATAGAAATCTTATATCTAAATCAGGGTTAGCTTCTCTTACTAACTTATGCTTAGTTCTATCTTCACTAGTCCACCTACCTTTAGTCTCAACGAGTATTCCATTACTCAAGACAAAATCAGGTGTATAGGTTTTAACCACCACATACTTGTAGTGGCTAGTCTCATAAGTGAAATCAGATGGATTAAGTTTAGAAGCTACTTTCTGTTCGAAACCAGATCTATACTTATTAGCCATTACTGAATCTTACTAAGTTTTACTGAAATCAATACTTGTCGTGGCATTAAGTTATTAACTGCATATTCATATGCTTCGTTATAATCTAATGCCCTTACTGTATATTGCTTGCGACCATAATCATCTTCGATGGTGACAATATATTTCTTAGTATTAATAGTAATATCACGTTGCTCAATACCAGAGATCTCATCACCATTTGGAATTGAGTCAATAGCATTCAAGTATGCTGTTTCAAAACTATCTGCTTCAACTTGATATTCAGTAGATGTAGTAGTTATGATATAAGTTTTAGTATCCATTGTGATACCTCCATGTTGTGTTTCTCTAATAGGAAACAAAAAAGCCCAGCTACATGAGCCGGGCTTTTAATCTTTTGGAGGATTGTTTTTTTATTCTTGTGTGTCTAAATCATCAATCAACAGTGTCAATTGACTAATATAAAATAACTCAACTTTAGTAATAGAAGCTATGTATGTATCAGTCACCTCTACTTCATCACCATTATTCCAACGTACATAATATACTCCATCTCGACGTTGCAACCATACTTTAATACTTCCATCATCAGCTTCAAATTGTGAGGTTCCATATTTTACTTCATCATTCATCTTATTATTCCTTAAACATCTTAATATAATCGTTTGGTAGTTTGTTATTTGTTAGCGTCTCAATTAATTCTTCATTGAATTCATTAATATCACCATCAGTCCGAAGCAATACTTCTACGTTTGGTAGTATTTCTTCTAATAGGTTACGATATTCAATATTATCAAAACCGCACATTTCAATACAGTCATCATCTAGATACCGTGTTTCTTTTGGTGTTACAAGATTACGACTGACTTCATATAAGTTCATTTCTTTATCTAAAGCCACTACGATTTCCATAGTGGTATTTGATGCTTTCATTTTAGTTTTTAGCGTAATTGTTTTCATTTTATTAGATTCCTTAAAGTTTTATGTGACCCTACCTTTAGAGTCACTTTGTTTTCATTACGTTGTATTTATAGTTTTATTAATTAAGCGAAGCAATATAAACTGTTTAACACTTCATTAATATCAAAGTTTCCACGTGCTGGTATGAATGGCATACTTTCAAGTTGTGATTCATGTAGTTGTGATTCAAACTGATAGTAAAACTCTTGAATTACATCGTTGTTCTTATACATATCAACGAATGCTTCACGAACACTTTTGAAAAGATTCTCAGCATCTGCTGCTATTGTTCCAAATGAATCATGAATTAGACTAAATGATGTAATACCATATACATCTTTAGCATGATTGACAGTCATTCTTAAATGTGATGCATCCATACTATGTACGAAATTAGGTGCAACACCTGATGATTGTTTTGTTGTATTGATAGTAGAAGTATCATCTTCACTAATCTTAGCTCTTGCTTCAACACCGTGAATGAACGTTGAGATACTAACTTTGTTTTGTTTATAATAACATTGCCAAACAGGGAAGTTATCAGGAGTAACCCAAAACACTGGAAGAGTTTCTTTAACTACAACACCATTAACTTTAACTTCTTTAGAAAGTAGTTTAGCTGCTGTTTTTAACCACTCCATTGCATTCATTGCTGAAGAGATTACTTCGTGGCATACATCCCAAATTAACGAAGCCATATATTGACAGTTTTGACGTGGTTCAATGAACATGTATCCTTTACCATCATCGATTGCTGGTCTTACTGTATCTTCCATGATCTGATCACTAAAACCAAATTTTGTTGCACTGTATACTACAGTCATTACACAACGCTTTGTTACCTTACGTGTTACGCCAAACTTTAACCACTGATTTGCTAATTCTTTTGTTCCATAAACTGTCTTCTCATATATTGAACCATCTGAATCAGTAATGGTTTCACTTTTGTTTCCCGTTCCATTTAGTAAATCATCTTGTAACTTAACAATTACTGCGTCTGCTACTATTTGATATATGTCTTGTGGTTTATCACTTTGAGTTAAGTTTACCGCTACTGCTCCAACTTCATCACGAAGCATTGCAGAAAAATGTTGTGCTCCTGAGTTGCTACCATCGAATGAAATTGGTAGTGTTGAAACATATTCTAATCCGTTAACTTTAACTTGATGATATTCAAAACAGAATGCTAAGAACATCAATGGAGAATCCATATCTGCCCACTTACGATTAACTAGTGGATCAGTAGCACAAGCTATAATCATCTCTTCGTTATCAAGAACCCACTTAACACGAGATTCAAAATCTACTTTATCAACACCTGCACAGTTAGCACCGTGAATCTTTAGAAAGTAGAATCCTGTCTCACCAATTGCTTTACCATTGGCAAATGTTAGTAGTGATTTAGGGAAGGTGCGAATAAGCAGGTCATTTCTTCCCAAGCTGACTCGCTGATTAAAATTTCGCGGATCTGGGCCGATTTTTTTCCCGCAAACACATCGAATCAGCCTATTTAGGCTATTTTTTCCACCATT